ATGGAAACCGAACTTCGAAACAAAACAGAGAGAGAGCGGAAGTATCTGAGGAACTCCGCAAGAGGAACGTTTTTACTCGCATCCATTTACGGTCTGTTACAGAAACGCTTTCAGATCCCCTCTTACTCTGTGAAAAGAATCGCAGAAAATATTCACAATCCGAAACACCAGCTGATTTGTAGAAAAGAAAGGCCAAAGGCGGACAAATCGATCCTTGCATTTGGATCGGAAAACGTCTTTGCCGAAGAATCAGAAAAAAACCTTTCCAGCACTGACAAGATTCGATTCCAAGATTTCCCTAAACAACGTTCGATATGGAAGAATTTCGGTTTTCAGGTTAGGAATTCGGCCTCGGAGTGACATTAAGACTAAAATCAACCTGAACATAAGTTCATAAAGGATTTGAAATGATAGAGACTAATTATTTCTCGGACAACGCGGATCTACAAGAAAACTTTCAGACGATCGTAGACTGGAAAGAGATCATCGACGGCTTTGAAGGCGACTTTGAAGATCAAAAAGAATATCAGAAAAATGGAAAAGAAGAACTGGCGATGGCGCCCGGTTCGTACGAAGATGCATTAGAATATTATAAATCGATTTTAGAATCCGGAGGTGAAATCGCCGGAAAACAAATCGCACCTCTCGCAAAAGACATGGATGTGGAAGGACTCAAGTATTCTTCCGGAAAGGTTACGTTTCCCGAAGCGATGGTAAAAGGAATCAATCAGGTCAAAGAAGCGGGGATTCTCCCTTACAGCATCGGAAGACATCACGGAGGACTCGGGATTCCTGCGACCGTTCAAACGATGATGATGGAAATGTTTTCCAGAGCGGACGGCTCTTTTGCCATCACCCTCGGTTGTCTCAATCTCGCTGAAACGATCGAAAGATTCGGCTCCCCCGAAATGGTGGAAGAATACGTACCGAAAATGGCAAGAGGAGAATTGTTTGGAGCTATGGCCCTCACCGAGCCAAACTACGGTTCCGATCTTCCGAATCTTCAAACAAAAGCGGTCAAGGATGCGAACGGGGTCTGGAGACTCACGGGGGCAAAACGTTTTATCACGCACGGATGTGGGTTCGAAGGAATTCCAGCCGTGATTCTTACCCTTGCGAGAACCGGAACTCCTACGAGTGGCGCGAGAGGACTTTCCTTTTTCCTCGTTAAAAGCTCCGATGTCTTCATCGCTGGGATCGAAAAGAAGATGGGACTTCACTGTTCTCCGACTTGCGAAGTCGTTTATGAGAATTCTCCCGGAATTCTCATCGGAGAAGAAGGTTATGGTTTGGTGCGTTATTCTATGGCGATGATGAACGGCGCCAGACTTTCCATCGCCGCCCAAGCGATGGGAATCGCGACCGCGGCCTACATGGAAGCGAAGAAGTATGCTTCCGAAAGAGAACAGTTCGGTAAAACGATCCAAAACATTCCCGCTGTGAGAAAAATGCTTTCTGCGATGGATCGTGAAATCGCGGGTATGAGAGCGATTCTTCTGGAAGCTTCCCGTTCGATCGACCTCTATCATTGGAAATCGGAACGTCTGAAACTCAAAGGTGTGGACGAAAAGGAAATCCGCAAAGACGAAACCATTCGTAAATGGGAAAAACTGGCAAATCTTTTTACTCCATTATCGAAGTATTATATTACGGAACTTGCAAATAAGATCGCGTATGACGGACTTCAGATCCATGGCGGCGCCGGATTCACTTACGACTACGATATCTCCAGAATTTATAGAGACGTAAGAATCACGAACATCTATGAAGGGACCACACAACTTCAGGTCGTCGCCGCGATCGGAGGAATCGTTTCCGGAATGTCCGCAAAAGGTCATCTCCGTCAATACTTCGAGGAAGAATTCTCCAAAATCTCCGCCTCTTCCCTTTTGATCGAGAACAAAGAAACGTTCGAGAAAATCGTAGAGGCCTATACTTCCGTGGAAAATTCTTCTTTGAGAGACGAAGTTGCTTTCGAGGTCGTGGAATCGACGGCTCGGATTTTGATCGGACTTCTTTTGGAAAGATCCGCGTCTCGCTTGAAGGGAGAAACAAAGGACAAAAAAGCTCTTCTTGCCCGGGAATACAATCTCGAATCCAAGGCAATTCTTGCCTCCAACAAAATCGAAATCGAAAATCGTCAAGGACAACTGACCTTCGCGTAAGAACTTCTTCTTTGTCTCGTCTTCGAATCGAAATCCTTTTCGGAGGCGAGACACTTTCCTTTTTTTTTCGTTTCTCCTTTTACCTTTTCAAATTTCGAATTCAAAAAGTTGCTGGAAACTTATTTCCGATTCGGATTTAACGTAGCTTCTGAGGATTTTCCTCTCGAGGAGAATGAACCATGGTTCACAAAGTATTCAATTTCCTCTTTGACCTGATTTATAAAAAGATATCCTACACGTTTGCCGTTGTGGTCTTCGCTCTCAGCGGAGCCTACTTTGGAGCCTTTTACGCATATATTTTCGGTTCTGCTGTGATTCCCGAGTTTACCGCATCCAATCATAGAGAAGTGTTTCTCGCGTTTGTCTTCAGTACTCTTTTTGCCTCGATCGGTCACAGCATTCAATACGGAATTCTTTCTCCTTTTTCCGTTCCTGGATTGGAAAGGCAGATTCAAAAAATCAATTCAAACCTTCGTCCGGATGTGACTCTACGGCATAAGAATACCTTGGAATTGGAATCCCTTCTCAAATATCTGATCCAACTTCCGAAACACAATATGATCGCCTCTTTCGGTTATGCGATTTTCGTTTTTTCCACGGTTGCGATCACACATCTCTGGAGCCAAAAGCCGTTCTGGGAATTGGCCTTTGTATTTATCGGTTGGAGTACGGCGGTTTTCGTTTATTGCGGTTTTTCTTATATCATCACCGATTACTTTACGGGACAAAAAAGAGTTGAGATCAAAGTGATCCTCTCCAAAAAAAATGTCCGTATCAACAAGGAATTCGGAATCGTCAGCTTGAAGGGAAAATTTATTTTTCTTCTGACCTTAATCTTACTTTCGCTTACCATCCTTTCCCTGTTCGTTTCTCTGGGGAATGTTTGCGCGCGCGTTTAAAATTTAAAAAACGCACGCAAAACGCAACTGAAATAATTTCGACTTACCCCCATCCTGAATTAATGTCGATTTGATCTATTTCCTCGACGGTCACGGCGGACTGGATTGCAGATTTCAAATCTGAAACTTTTTGAAGCAAGAAAGTTTTACGAATTGCGCCGTCACTCAAAACCTGCTTTATCTGTTGCGCTGAGTGGACAATATATTCTTTCACATTGTTCGAATCGGTGCATTTATAAGGAACGGAGGAATTCAAAGATACCGATCCAACTAAATTCAACTGATCGTCTCTATCTGAACCATAAAAGTGAGGAGACCCCAATGCTGAAGATGTAAAACCTGAAACTATTTTTGTTTCGCATATCGAATTCACGAGATTACGCATAGAGTCTTTCTTTTTCTCAAGATCAATGATCCAACCAGATGAAGTATGAAGTTGATGCGGAACAATCGCCCCGCTTTCATCTCTTAAGGGTTCATCTATAGTTTCAATATCAAGGTTAATCTCTTCGTTCCAATCTTGTAGAACTCGTTCGATTCCCGATAGCTTGTTGTAAACAATTTTCAATACGAACTCTTTTACAATTCCACCTTCTGTCTCAGCTTTGAAAATTTCACTTACTTGAGGATTATAATTGAGCGAAAACACAATTTCATGCAGATTTGAATTGAAATCCTTCCAAGATTCTTCCCCACTTAGCAATTTAGGATCGCTATTGATCCACACAACTTCCTTCGTCTCTTTATCGAGAATGTAATTCATTATGCTACCCTCACTTTGTATTTCACTGCGATCCATGCAGGTGTTGTTTCATCGCCCATTCGAGGACTACCATTCGATCCATCATTAGTTGGTAAACCTAAACTTGTTGATACACCAAAAGTTGTCCCATCTGCCATTGCATTTCCTGGAGCCATTCTTAGATAGGGGGCAATGAGACCATGAATATGACTATGAGATCGGTCTTGTCCATCGAATCCAACAGAACCGCCATCGTAATTTCCATTTGCGGCCTTTGCTCTCGATCCATGAGTTCCCGCACCTCTCGCAAAAATTCCTCTGCGATCCGGAACATTGTATGTCGTTGACCCGTCGCCAAACCCGTATTCTACATTCACTATCATGTCACCAGTCTGCGAGGAGGTAAGATCTATAATCGAACCAGAAGGTGTCGTAGAAATCTGAAAATCATTTGTGGTAGGATTTCGAACATAGTATTTTGTAAGAGCCGTTATCCCGCCTCCGGTAAAAGCGAATTTTACCAACTGTCCCTCTATACATCCGTGAGAGGATAAGTTAATCCTATCAGTCGCAGGAGTAATGCTCGTTACATTCCTATGAATTAAATTCCAGAGAGTCACGAACGTTGTTCTGGAAATTGCCTGCGAGTTTGCCTCTTTGAATAGAGAACTATTTGCTTGGTCCAAATTGTCTTCGATGATTCCTCCCAATGGGACTTGAGCGGCGGAAAGGTTTGCGTCTGTCTGATCGTGACGATCTTTCGAGTATTGAGCATTTTCGTAAATACGGTCAATTTCGTCATCAATAAGATCACCGTCTGCGGGTGTGTTCTTAGTCCAAGTTCGGGTTTTCGACGGATTAAATACGGCCATTTCAGTTCTTTAGCTCCTGCTCTAATATTATGAATCGTTCATGTAATTTCATTTGTTGTTCAACTCCAAAATAAGATTTGATTTGTTCTTTGAATTCCTTCAACTCGCTGTCTCTATAGAATTCTGATTCAAGTCCTGAACCTGATTTTCTATATCCTTTTTTGCCGCAATACTCCAATAGTCCTTCATGGGAATTGAATGCGGCAACGGGAAGGAGTTGAATTCTTGCCTTTTCCTTGCCTGCAATTTCTATAACTGTTTCTCTCACAAGAATTTGAATCATTGGAACTCCTCTTTTATTATGAAATCATAAACTATAAGATTATCTTTCGGCTTTGAAGGGAAAGTTTTCAAAAAGAGAAGGTCACCATCCTCGTCAAATAAACCGATCTCGTTTATATTTATTCCGATGAGTTCGGACTGTTTTATCGTCGCTTTAAAACTTCTTGTCCCATCCGGATTATTTTGAATCTCAACTAACTTTCTAAATATCTCGTTCTGTAACCCGGTATCGGATACTTGAGGCATACGAGGCGATCCCGAAACGAATCCGCCAGTGCCGAATGCGATTTCATACGGTTGAATTCCTACGTCGTCCCCCGAGAGAATCGTAAAACCGTTGAGCGGCCATGTTCCATCTAAGATTGATGATCGAAGAGCAAATCCATAAAGCCTTCCTGATAAAGTAGAAGTCTCAAATCGGTAGTTTATAATTGAACGAACACCACCAGCTCTAATTTGAGCGATGGCTTTGTTGAACTCTGGAGCTACTACAACGGTATCAATAGAACCGGAAAAAATAACTCGAATTGTAGCCGGTCTTTTCGAACTACCCGAAAGCGGATACTCACCGTTGAGTGTCAACGATCCGTCCAGATACATGGGAATTCCGGAATAACATAACTCTTGTATTTCGTATAACGTTCCAGTTCCTGCAAGGATCTGCGAACCGATTTCGTTCATCGAATAGATGTCACCTTTAGATTTTTGCTTTTGTCTTGCGATGGAAAGAAAGATACGATACCTAAAATCATCCATTCCATTCCGTGGTTGTTTGAGGTTCTTACCAATAAGATCAAGGATCGCTCCATTTTGAATTCTATAATCTGTCGTGAATTTAATCGACTCCAATACAGAGCGAACTTCGTTTAACAAATCGAGATCAGCTTTCCACTTCCTTCCGATTTCGGAATCTGGATCACGAGTAAAGAGAGAGGTAGGATATTTTTGAAGGACTTCTTCGATCGTCTTCATGCAAAATTAACCTGAATATTTGCCGTAACGAGTTTTGCCCTTTGACGACTGCTAATCGGAAGTTCGTCTAATGTCCCAGGAGAAGAAAGACCAACCTTAACAGCCATAGATTTGATTCCAAGCACCTTGACTGAATTGTATTCTGAAAGACCGTTCTGAGAAGCGATCAACTTCCACGCGAAAACGTCTTCGCCTGTTCCATCACCCTTATATGAAGTTGAAATCAGTCCGATCGTATCGACACCGCCAATCACTTTGATACAATTCGTTTTTACGATGGATTCGGAACCGGTTTCCCAAAGTGAAAGATCTCTAACGATGTCGATCTTAACAAAAATAGGAACATCCGTTGGACGATTGAAGTAGTAGGTCCGTGGAACTCCTTTGTTATCTATCAGAGTGGTAGTTTCAGATCCCATCGATTCAATTCCACCTGGCCAATTCTTTAAGAAGCAATCTCCGATTTCAGTAGGAGTCCCACCCTCGATCACTGCTTCCATAGAGTGAGGATTTCTACCCTCTACGTCCACAAAGTCACCGACGTTTTCGTAGACTCTTGCAGAGAGAACCGATTCAATATTATTTAGCGCACCTTGAACGTTTGAGGCTGAAGATCCTCCGTTTACTCCTTCTTCAAGAAACCGATTAAGAAATTCTATACCTGTTTCAATTGACCTTCCACCTCGTGCGGGTTCTGGATTCGTAACTGAGTCGATTCCGATCACGGCTGTGTTGATCGTAGTAATCGAATTCGCTTCAACGTTTCCGGAAATACCGTAGTCGATGAGCAAGGCTTGGGCATTGAGAAGGATAGTCCCTCCGGAAATGTTTCCGGACTCGATCGTTATAAACTGCAAGCCGTTTCCTGTCTGACAGATCGTTCCTATGTTTACAAAAGAGCCGTTCACTCCTGTGAAAAGAAGACCTACGATTGCGCGCTTTGCCGGTTGTCTTTCCGATCCTAATGGATTTAGAACTCTATCAAGAGAAACTCCGGTTGCGGTATCTGCGAAGTTCGAATAGAAGACGTCCTCCGCCAATTGATGAATTTCATCTAACTCATCCGCGAGAATTCGCATTCTTACGCCGTCTTCACTTACGATTGATAAGTCGATGTCAGCCCCAAGATGAGTTCTATACTTTGTTTCTAAGTCAGAAATGATTTCTTCTCTGGATTTACGAATGAATCCTTGCTCTGTGACTCCAGCCATTACACGACCTCCGTTAGTATTCCAAATTCAGTAATTGCAGAAAATTGAATTGTTAAAGTTCTTTCACTATCAGGGTTCTCAATTGTCTCAAGACTTTGCAGTGAAATTGTTTCAGGATCTTTCAAAATGACTCGTTTGATTTCAAATAGAACTCGCTCTTTTGGAATCTTAGTTGAAAAGATAGTAGTCCAATCAACGCCTGTTAGAGGTTCAAATATAGATTCTCCAAGAGTTAGTCGAATAGAGTGTTTGATTCGCTGTGAGTAATATTCTAAACCTTCAATGACCACTGGCACTCCATCTACTCGAACGATGTCCCGATTTTCAATTTTCAAACCTTTCATCCGATCTTTACCTTTCCTGAAAGAATTTGGTCTACTTCTGCTTTTCTCAAATTGAGTTGAGTTATGACGGACGCCGCAAGACCAGCCGGAGAACTCGGAACGGTATTCGTTGTAAAAGTGGATGCGTTATTTATGAAAACATCGAGAATCATTTTTAGAAGTTCGGCTAACGTTTCACCTAATACCGCCGATTCCGAAAGATCAATGAGTCCACCTCGAATCTTTATAATATCGTCATCGAGTTGAATCAGAGATTTTCCTTGCTTATGTCCGATCAATAATCCGGAGAAATTGGATGTGAGCGCAGGTGCGTCGAGTTCTCCTTTAAATCCGGATTGCACAAAAGCACTTTGAAGATCGAATAACGATTCAGAAGCTACAGATGAAATTCCACGAACTGCGTTGGACGTATCATGAGTTGAGAAAGAAACCCATACCTTATCCCCGCGCTTGTAGTCCGGCTTTATAAAGAAATCGCCAGCCCAAAGCGTTCCTACTCGAATATTAGAAAGGACCGGAAAATCGATTTCCTCTCCCTGGCCGTCTTTCTGTTTTAAAAGTAATTTCACGTTAGCTGTCATTTTGGACGAATTAAATGTCTCTATTGTTCCGGGAAGCCCAACTTGAACCTGAGAGAGACTCTTCTTAATTGCTTTCAATATTGCTTCATCAAGTGTAATCATAATGGCAAAACCTCTAACTCAGTGTAGTTCGTTGTTTGGAATGTTGAGAAGCGATGTTTTCCTTTTACGATTCGACATTCTCCATCCAAACTACCTCCTTTGACTGCAATGACCATGTTCAACTTAAACTTGTGGCGAAATAGGCTCGTAACTTTCCAAGTCTTTTGACTCTTTTCAGGAACTCCGATAAGTCCGGAGGAATTATCTAAGAAAATTGTGCTCGGTTTTGAAGGGGGATCGAGTGGCGAAATATGGAGAAGTCCGTCTTGCATCCAGTATTGAGAACCCGTTAATTCGCAAAAACTTTTGATACACTCTCCTAACGATCTCGTAGCACTAAAATTGATAACCCTGTTTTCTCCTAATACAATCGTTCCCGGTTTTATATTTCCTTGGGTAAGAATATCAAGGATTACAGTTTGAGCCGGAAGCCTACTATATGTTTTCATTATATAGAAAGTGTTCCAAGATCCTGCGTTTGCCGAGATCGTGAATTCTAATATTTTGTTCGGTCCATCTTGTCTAAACTTTGGATAGATCACTTCACCAGAAACGACGAGTCCGTTCTCATCGTTATATCCTGCGCTCAACAAAGCCGTGGGATAAAGAAAACTCGCACCTTTCGATTTTGCTCCGACCAACTGAATTGTGTCTTCATTCACATTCAATAGAGAAACCTTAGTCAAATTTAAAGCGGAAAGATCTGATTCGAATTCAAGGTTGAATGGAGGATAAGTAAACTCCTTTCCAAGTCCTACCTTCGGAAGAATTTCCAATGAAACAGTTCGGCCAAAGAGCTTTGGATTTCCGATCATATTTCCTCCACAATATAAATTTGGACCGTAGAGCCAAAAGTTGTTTTGTTTATCGGGACTTCGATAAATTCGTCTCTATATAAATCTTCCAGGTCTAAAGGGATTAGTTGAATATGATTTGGAAAACCTTCGACAACGGAACGATTTAGAGGAACACCGTATATGAGTTTTGAAGTGAATAAAGTTTCGCCTTCCGAGTTTCGAACCAAAACAGAAATGAAGTCACCCACAGAGTTGTAGTTGAATTCAAATTCAAAATCCTTTCCATCGATTTCGTATTCATTTCGAATTGGAAAAGTATCTGAACTAAAAGGTAAATATTTAAACGTTGGCATTGATTTATTTAACCTTAAAATAAAGATTTAAAAATACCTTTCTTTGCCGGATTTGGATTGTCAGTCTTCGTAATTTCTTTCACTGGCTTTTTACCTCCAGATTTTACAGCGTTTAAATTTCTCGTTTTGGCTTCCACAATTTGAACAGGGTAAATAGAAAGATTTATACTAACGTCATCCCCGGTATCCTTAGATTCAGAAAACGTAATGTCTCCTAAAAGGAGGTTCGGAATTTCATCTATGGATCTGCCTAAGTATCTTTTATCGGGATCATCGGGAGGCACATACCGAAAAAAAGAAGGAAGCATAGAAAGGATTTTAGTGATGATCCCACCGGTTGTATAGCCGAGCATCGTTAAGAAAGTTCCGTTCGTTTGCCAACGAATCAGGGTTTCCAATTTGTCATCCACCTTCATCTTTGTAAGAGTGGTGATCGAGAATGAGGATGTGACAAGAGCTGATAAAGTAATTCCTCTTTGACCAGGAATCACATGATCCGTAACCGAGGTTTTCCCTTTCTCCTTTTCAATCGGATGCTGTGTTATCTCAGCCGGGTAAGTATGTTGTATATCAAAGGAAACATTGAGTTCTACTTCATCGTCACCATCCGTTAAAGCAACCGTATCCCGTCCCGTGATTTTACTTAAGACTCCCATCAAATAGCCTCTGGCGAAAGGCCCGAGCCAAGACCGATTTTAATTGCAATCTTTTCCAGTTCTCGTTCTAAATACTTTGCGAATATGTGAGCATTTTCTTGGGGGGATTCAGAACCTAATACAACTTTATCGATATTGACGATGATCCCTCCAGATGATTTAGACCTTCCAAGAGAACCTAAATCTTTTACAGCAACTAAGTTGTCATCGGGATGCGTGTGGATCACCCGACCAGTCTTCGTTATGATAGCATCATTCACATTCGTCGAATTATCTGCCCTCCCAGGTGTTCCTGCTTTGAAAAACCCAGAAGGCAAAAAACCACTGAATGCTTCTCTAATTTTTGGACCTAACTCTTTGAAAAGATTTTCGATTACAGAAGGAAGTGACTTAAACCAATCTATAATTTCATCGAAGTAAGCGAAAATGAAGGAAATCGGAAAGAGAGCCATAATGATGAACTTTCCATATTTCTTTGCAAGATTTATCAGATAGTCGAATGCTTGCCCAAAGAGTTTCTTTAAATCGAAATCTTTAAATGGACCTAAAAATTCGCCTATGATCGATTCTCCTCCATCCATCCAAACAAGAAGATCGTCCACAATTAATACGATCGAGGCAATAGTGGCGGCGACAGCGGCTCCAATTGCAATGAAAGGAAGCCAAGGTGCAATAGCCGCCCAGCCTGCCGTAGCCATTCCGTAAAGAGCGGGAATCATTCCTCCCGCGGTAACTGCCGACGCCGCAATCATTTTGGCAGTGATTGCAACGAGAACCCCAGTAAAGACTGCCCCGAAGATAATAAGGCCACCTTTGACTCGATTGACTGAATTCTCACCGACAGTAAAATATTCTAATATACTAACAAACATTGAAAGGAATGGTTTCATTCCATCCAAAAGGATTTTTCCAAATATCTCCTTCAAGTCTCCGAGTCTTTGATTGTATGCCTGAAAAATTGCAGAAGACGATTTTAAATGAGAACCATAAGCATCTTGAAGCGAAGAGTTTTCTTTGAGCGCGTTAGAGATGAGTTTTTCCCGTGCAAGCCGCTTGGACACTTCGGTCATTGCAGAGTTATTGATTTGATTGAATTCTTTTGTATAAGAAGAGAAAAGCGCACCGTTCTTTTTTAGAAAATCATCGGAACCTGTTTGGATAGATTGGTAGGCTTCATTCATAGAAGTGGACAGGTCATTGCCTGTGACCTCCGCAACTTGTTGAAGTCCTGAAAGATTCTTGGAAATGAAATCAACGGACATTCCCGCTTTCATCGCGTCATTCGCGACTTGCGAAAGACTCCCTTCTGAAGCCAGACCTTTTGAATTCTGAATTGTTTGTGTGATCGCAGATTGTAGCTTTGGATATTGCGTGCCAGAAAGAGTCTGAAGGATTCCATTCTGTTTTTCTAATGCAGTGGCCGCTTCAATGGAGGCCGTCGCGAAAGAACCAACGGCGAAGGCGATTCCAATCGCCGCCACTTGCTTAAGCATTCCCGAAAGTGAGTTTGCGCTATTTGCGGTATCAGACATTTCCTGATTTAGCTTTTCAAGTTCTTTATCTGTAAGACCGGCGGCTTTCGCGGTAGCCTCTAACTCAGACTCAAGTTTAAGTTCTCCACGCGCTTTTGAAATAAGCCTTTCCATGTTCGATTCCGTAGTTTTGAACTTTTTCGCAAGTTCGGAAATTGCGGGATCTGCTTTTCCGGCAAGGCTATCTCCAATCGATTCGCCGAATTCTTTAAAGGAGGCGGCCTGCGCATCCGTGAATAGATCGAGAGAACCTCCAAGATCAGAGAACTGCTTTTTTACTGCGTTCAATTCTTCCTTAACTTGCTTAAGGGCGTCAGTTGTATCACCTTTGTTTGTTTTAAGAGCGATGTTGAGTTGTCTGACTGGCATTTGGTTCTCTCTTTGCGGTTCCTTTATTTAAACGACTTTGGTTAAAAACCGGTTCCTCGTATCAATTTTGCGAGAAACTTCAACTCCTCTACCTTCTCTTCCGCTTCTCTCTTCTTTCTTCGATCCACAACTTCCATAATCTTAGCGTAAAGAATCGTAGGTGCATCTTCAATTTCACTTTGGCTGAACTGAGCCGCTCCGAGAATGAACGGCTTCCAGATTTGGATTTCGCGATCGACTTCTTCGTCTATCCATTTGAGAAATTCTTCAACTGAAGGAACTTCGTCAAAATTTGGGAACCGGTTATTCCAACTCCCACTTAAGAAATCGATTTGCGATATGCAACCACACCTCCACATGGTTAGGTTCAATGTTGTCTAAAGTAGGTTCGAAGGAATGATCAACCGGTTTTACACTAAACTTAAAGAACTTGTCCAAAAGTTTATCTTGATTTAATCCTTCTGTTAAAGAAATCGATTCCTGTCTCCAACGCAATGCCTTACGGTTCCCTGGATGCTGTAGTTTATAACTTCTTCCATCCACAAATTGAATCGTTGCCACTCTTGCGTCGTCATCGATTTCCACGAGGATCGGTTCCGAAGGGATCACTTCTAATTTAGGATTCGCTTTTTCGGAACCTTGGTCTCGGTTGCTTCTTACTATGATATTTTCTGTTGTCATGTTGTTAAAACTCCTTTATAGTCTGGAAGGAGGAATACCCAAGTTCTGTCCTTGTATTCCTTCCCTCGTTCGATTGTTGGTCTTTCCCAAACTCTCCCTTGTGCAGAGAATCCGAGCATTCCTCCGTCACTCTTATCCTTTACGGTGAACACACATGGAAGACGTCCTTCTCCCATCGCGAAAAAGAATTCATTCTCGGGCGAGTCTCCCATAAGAACGATTGAGAGTTTTACTCTTCCATCATACACCTCAGAGATATTCCAATCCCCTTTGATTCCGACTTGAGACATGATGTATTCTTTCGTAACGGGTTCGATTTTAAAGAAGCCGTCTGCTTGACTCATTCCGGAAACTTCACGTCCGTTACAGTTTACGTTTAGTTTCTTTGGGTCCCAAATTCCATTCATTTCGAATACTCCTTAGGTTAGTTCACCGTCAATGTCGACTTCGTTAATCGCACCACGCAAACGACAGGAGAACGTGATGTTCGGAAGAACACGATTGTTCCTGTCGTTTGTAGGGATCTCATCGATCGCTTCGGGTAAGTTGATTTTGTATTGATAGTCTCCAAGATCAGAGCGGGCTTTGTCCGCTTCCGTCTCAACCAGTGCAATGATTCCTTGAACACCGGCTTGAACGAAAACTTCACGCATACGCGCTTCGATCATTTGGATTCCTTGGATCGTATATGGAACGACGTCTGAATTCAGAAATAGACTCGTGATGTTCTCCCTCAATCTTGCTTTCAACCAAGCACGATTTTCTACGACGTCCGCGTAAACGTTTCCTGTAGAAATTCCAGGAAACGGAACTTGCGCTCCACCAAAATCGACGATCAAATTTCCATTGTCTGAAAATATCGAGGACGTTTGCGAGTTTGTGTATCCGGAATTTTCCACTCCATCCAATGGAAGGTAGGCATAGTTATACGATCCCACTCTACGAGGAGCTGTATTTCCGACCCACGCCGCTTCCGGAAACGAGTCTGGGTTCTTATGAAGCATGAAGTATTCCCAGATTGAGTTTCTTCCGACCAGAGCTGTGATGTCGTCTGTGCAGGCAAAATACATCTTCTCGATCGATGCGAGATAGTCGGCTAACGCCTGGATTTCACTTTTGGTGTGAACCGTAGCGACGGTCTTAAACCAGGAATCTTTCCCGGTGTTTCTCAGACTCGCAATTTCTTCGGGTGCAGTTGCCCATGCAGTTAAAAGAAAGACAGCCACTGTCTTTGGTCTCGGAGTTTGTCTAAAAACTTTTGTCGCTTGGTTGTATTCTTTATCGGAAGACGAAAACCCAAGTTCAAGAAGATCATCCGCCGAGGTGATCTCCATGTATCGCTCATAGGTCAAAGCGGCTTGAGAAAATGCCGAAACAATTCCGCTTCCGGTATTGACGACTTCGCTAACGTCAACGATCTTGCTAGCACCGGCTACGTTGGAGACCGCTTCAGCCGCAAGTTTGATTTGATGAGCAGTAGAAGTCGGAAGACCGGTCAAGTCGGTTCCGACATTTACCGTAATCAAGTATGGATCGTTCGATGTGCCAGTTCCGGAACGGACAACCGAAAGGGACGTGCTGTTTCCAGATACGACGTATTTCACTTGAACGTTAACGACCCCGGAATTTGCAGATTTCCAGATGAGACCGGCGGAACCGTTCAAGACCTGTAAGAAATAGATCGGTGCTTTGATCCCTAAGATCATTGGCAACCCGAATCCCATTTGAGATACAGGTGTGTTTCTTAGAAAAATATTAATCCTGATCGGATCGATTTTGGAAATAGTTTGTGCGCTCATGCTTCCTCCTGAAATTCAACCGAAGGCGCGCTTGCGGTTGCTTGAACTTGTGTTTCGCTTAACTTTCTGGATTTGAACATCACATCAAATCCGGTCTTGTATTCATACTGCACTGATTCCAAAACTGTAGTTCGATCTTGCACGTCGCCTGTGATCAGTTGCGGAGTGATTCCTAATTTTTCGCATTCTGTAAGTCCTTCGATTGAATCAAACCAATCCATTGCTTTTTCGGAAAGATCCCAACAGGTTGCGATGGACTTATCGTGTAAGAAGGCCATGCTGATTGATGCGTGTTGATTTTTCCGAGAGACTTGTTTAAACTGATCGGTATCGACTGCTTCAATCCAAGAAGACGAACTTTTCGTTCCGTCTTGATTTAAAACGAGAACCTTATACGAGCCAAATGGGTAAGAAGGTGTTTCTGCATCTTGATCTCCCAGTTCAACTTTGATTCCGGGATAATATACTTCTAAGACTGCTTGAAGTTTATCCATCACGGATCTTATATCTTCGAATTTCATATTTTGCGAATCTCCTTTTTGCAGACATAGCGAATGAATCCAGCTTCAAAGGTCATATCTTTAATCATCGAAACGATGTATTTCACGCCGTTGAATTCGAACTTGTCTTCATAATCAATTGGAAGTGCGTTTCCGAGCTGATAGAAATTTCTATCTTCCGAGGTATACATTCCTTCCGTCATCGCGATCAATTGTCTCGTGCTAACAGTCGTTACAGGAAGATCTAAAGTAATTCCGTCAGCGTATGTCGTAACGGTTTCACCCTTTAAGTTTTTCGTCTTAGGTAGTTTCTTGTAATACACAACCGGGCGAATAAACGGTTTCAGAGAATCGGCAACGCCTGTCAAACTCATGCGGCTACCTTCCCATCAATCGCATAATTGATCGCATTAAATAATCTTAATTTATCTCGTAACGGTTTTGTATTTCCTTTCAAACTGGAAGTCAGTCCAGAAAGATCTTTAAACGGAGGATCGTTATTTGCGATTCGATTTTTGATCTCTGAAACCGCTCTAAGACCTATGCGATGTAAAACTTGTATAGCCTCTATTTCACCGTTGAAGAAATCTTGAATTCCTTTTTCGTATTCCTCAAACACTGCCTCTTGGAAGGATTGCAAATCAAACGTTCCACGTAGCCAAGATCTCTCTGAGATGATAACCTTCTTTGTAAGAATGAAGAGCGGAGTCAAATGACCTCCTTCCAACTTTGCAAGCATCGCAGACGATTTCCCTTTTTTCGGAGGGATGAACTTAAGACCGGAGATACTCCGAGGACTCTTTCCGCGAAGTTCCGGAAGCAATGGAATCGTAAGCCATTTTGAATTTTTAGGTTTGATCACTGCGCCAAACTCATTGGCTCCTGCACTGATCAAAAGATCGCTATCTATGGAACCGACAAGTCCGACTGTAATCGTTGCCGTTTCGATGTATTCCAGATCCTTTATGAGTTCATCAAGGTTTGTGTTGTCTTCAATGATCGCAGACATTATCCAACTCGCCCCTTGAATCCAAGAATCTCAGTTCGTTTTTGATTATATAAATCAAGCCAAGATACTTGCATACCCGGTGAAATATTCGTATCGTAGTTACGAGAAATTCCATCCGCCGATTCCGCCATAACTTCGTTTTTCATTCGATTTGCGTTGAAGAGCAAGTAAGCCGCTCGGGCACGTTGAAGTTCATTGAATCGCGGGTGAGATTCAGAAAGCGCAGTGTTATCGATGACGCTTGCGACAGCATCATCAAGAAACAACTGCAGTTCTGGATCTGTTAAGTCCGCGACAGGATCTCCAACATACGCTCTAAGCTGTGCTATACTTGCTCTTGCCACGTTAGTCTACCTTAAGCCGCAGGAGCCTTGTGAGTTCCGTATCTCATCACGATCCCTTTCGGTTTATACACATGAATTCCTCCGGTTTTCTCTTCGCCCTTGACCTTCATGTAACCTTCATAATCGTCCCAAACCGATTCCTTCACATCAAGTTCGGAAGCCATAATGATTTCCGCTACGTCAGAAGAATCGTCAAACAGACAGAATCCTCCTATCAAATCGGAGCCGATTTTCTTATTCAGGAATTTGTAAGAAAGATCTTTGGTCCGGATAAATCCACGTCGAAAGATCAAGTCTTGGTTACTCAACAACCATTGAAGAGTTGTCATGCTGTTCTGATTCGACATTGGTTTAAGAAGCCACATGTAATCTTCATCGTCGATCAGACAACCGGCGGCTTTATACAAACCGGAACCTTCCAACTGTGCCTTTGCATCGATGAAATCGTTTAGGATCTGATCGGGAGTTTTGTTCTTGAACAGATATTTTTCGATACCAGCTCCGCTTCCAGTTGCGGCTACGTTGTCTTCATGGATTCCATTCCAGTTGAAAAGACCTTGTTTGATTGTTTTCCCAGCCAACTTTAAACCGTGAAAAATAATCCTGTTCTCTTGCTCTGCGATAAACCTTCTGGTTCCATTAAGACGTCTGTCACGAACCGGATACTCACTTCCTTTGCCAGACTGTCTTCTCGCTTCTGCCTGATCCAAATCTTCTTGAGTAATCGTAAATCCGGCTCTAATGACAAAGAGCTTATCACCTTGACTTCCGGCTTTTTCTCCGACCATGGGCATATCGTTTGAACGAACACCCGATTCGATGACTTGAGCCGAACCCGTATCTTCTACATGTTCAACCGTGTAGCTGTGAGAGTAGGAAGGAGTATCTTCGTCTATGTTAAAAATCGTCCTTGCTACAAGTTCGTTCTTTCGTGGAGTAAGAATCGTTTTCTTGATGTATTCGGAATCTGCTTTTCTATATACTGCTTTATCTGCCATATTAATAACCTCCTTAGTTATCCAACGTTAGGGAATAGACACCGGATGCAAGATCCAGCTCGGCGGCTCCCATGTCTGAATTTCTCGCAAACTTGACGCCGTTCACGATTGCGGTCTTACCTGGGATTGCAGTTTTCCTAAAACCTCCAGCTAAGTTACCACTTTCCGCAACGATTCGAATTCGAACTGGATCGATCTCGCTCACTGCTTCTTCACAAGGTATCCAAACAGTTCCTTTCGTTATAAATGAACAAAGCTCTCCATCGTTATACGCAAGGTTATCGAGATCTCCTGCGGCTGTTGAAAAAGAACCCACTCCATCAAAACGAAGGGCAGTTGCAATTTTGCTTAACGCAGTTAAAGGAGCCGCTACAACAACACCGGAGCCGTCTCCAAGAAATTCGACACTGATTGCAGGATTGATATTTGTGTTCGCTTCAAGCGCATCTTTGATTAGAGTAGCCGTTGATGTGATTACAGCCGATCCGTTGGTTGCACAGTTGACGGTGATCACAAACGGAACGGCCTGCGTTCCTTCTCCGGTTATCGATACTCCGAGCGTTGCGTTATTTGTTCCGGGATTCAAAATGGCGATCATCGCCCAAATATCAGGAGACTTCGTTGTGATTCTGAGTCCTGAGTTTCCAGATCCAAAATCTTTCGTATCTTGAACAGCATCGGCTCCAACAACGGAAATTCCTTCTCCATTTGCCACGAGCATCACTCCAAAGCCGAATGGAATTCGCCCGACTGACGCAACACCACCACGTCTTTTGAAAGAGTCTGAATCTCTGGATTGAGTTCCGAATAATCCGGGGGCTTCATTATACAAACCACCTTCGGGAACTGACGCTCCAATCATCGCCAATGAAGTTGATCCGAATAAAGAAAGTAAATCGAATCCTCCGAACGGAAAAAACACTTTAACAAACTCTAATGGTTCTACATTTGCCAACGCCAGGCCAAATGCCGAGACGAACAGAATGCTTAGAAATCTTAAAAAGTTTTTGCTCTTCATTACTTCTTCTCCTCGATTGCGTTCATATTGCGTCGACTCTCTTTGATTTTTTTGAGATCATCGCCGTCTTGACGAGCTTCACCACTTCCATCAGGTTTCTGGGTTCCCCCTCCGCGAATCGCGGCTTTTTCTCTGGCAAGTTCAACGGCGGACTCAAAACGAATATTCAAGGTTGCGTCATCTAATGAATCCAATCGAACTCCCTGTTGAGGAGGAAAGGCTTCGTTGATAACAAGAATCTTGAGTTCCTTTTCGGAAATTCCATCCGTCTTTGCTTCTGGTTTCAGTGATTTCACAGTCTCGATAATATTGAGTCGTCTCTGTGCAATCGCGTCCTGTGTAGCGGGCATCAAGGCTTGTTGAAGGAGTTTTTGAGCTTCTTCAAACTGACCTTGGATAAGTTTAACCTTATCTTGAAGGGCCTTGATTAACTCGTCTTTGGTTTTGATTTGATCTTGGACTGTTGCGGTGTTCTTATCCGCTTCGGTTGTAACTTGCGGAGTTGGTTGCGTTGCGTTTGGATCTTCTGCCGCGTCTTTACGTGGTTTCAATCCGAGACTTAAAAAGAAATCTTTGATCTCTTTGACTACACCGGATGATTCGGTTTCGGTTGGGTCTGCCATATTCTCTCCTTGAGAAGAATCCGTTTTGATAACGGCAATATTCACGTTATCCGGAATATCAGCGTGATCCAGGTAAGCGCGAACGGAGTCGCCAGCTCTGCCTTTTTCTAATTGTGCCGAGTGATTAAAACGGATATTCCGTTGTCTCACATCGTATCGTTGTCCCTTATAAACTCCCGGTGTTGGGTCTAACACCGCGCGGAATCCAGGGGAAATCTGTAATTTCTCACCGCGCCTCATGGAGTTCTTCAATTCTGCGTCCCAAATTGTTTGTGTGGTGTGAATTTCATCGTCCTTCACCTGAACCGAATCACCGAGCGCACCTTTTGCATACAGTTTATAGTTCTTGTCTGTAATCAGTCCGTCGTTGTCCGAAACAGGAGGATGGTTATCACACACCGGTCTCCCCGGTATAGATGCGAGAGTTTCCGCAGAGAATAAATCCTCTGGGAGCTTTGCCTCTCTAACAATTCTTCCGTCAGGGTAAACATAGGGGAATACACCGGCACGAGCGAGGACGAGAGGACACCTTAAGAAAGTTTCATCCTCTGTCAGTCCTCCAAGCTCGATGGTTGCAGAATCGTAACGAATCGCTATTTCCGGTTTCACGCATTGAATGATAACGTAAACCTACTAGAGAAACAAGGTCGCAAGGTCACACAAGAGGCCGCAATTTCCGGCGTTTTTGATTTGAAAATTTAGTTTAAGTAAGAAGTTTGAAAAAGAAGATTTTATTCTCGGGATTTTATATCCGATTCCATTTGTGCGGACATCGAAAGATTAAATTCGAAGATGTTTTGCGCTTCATCTTCAGAAACGTTTTTAAATTTCATAATTGCGGCGACAACTTCATTTCTTGGAGCGGATGGATCTCCGAGTCTTCCGTAAAGTTCTGCAATCTGATCTTGAGTCAAAGTTGATAGTATGTCAGAAACCTTTTTCACTTTAGATAACCCAACTTTTTAAAAATTTTATCAAGCACATTCTCTACAGATTCAAAATCATTTTCATCCCAATAATGATTCACAAAGTTCATGTTACCTTTTTTTCGTATCTGTGCAATTAGATTTTGTGAATTCGTTTTCTTCGCGGTCCAAAGCTCGGTCGCTCTTGCGAAGAGTTCTTCTGAAGAAAGAAGATACGGAATCAGCTTTCGTTGTGTCGGACTTAATGGAACGGGACTGTTCGCGCCCGGTTCATTAAGCCAACCGAGATTATTAATTTTATTAAGTTTTTTATAAAGCTGAGTGTCTTGAACAACTTTCTTAAACTCAGAAAATTCAGGAGAAGCACTCTCATATCTCCCAGGCTTTCCGATCCAATTGTAATCCATCATGTGACCAAACTCATGGACAAAAGTAGATTGGTAAACATTCTTGAAAGTCTGGGAACCATTCAACTCGATTCGGTTTGTATTCGGATTAAACAATCCCGAAATATTCTTCTTCAACATGGAACCGCTTAGATAATGAACGCTTGCAGTTGCTCTATCAGGAGGAAACCGAAGAATGGAATCCAGATCAGAAAGAGTTTTTTGGATGTTCGCTTGGATCGTAGGATCAGGAAGATTCAAAGTAATCGTGTCCGAAATCGAAATTATTTTCTTTGGCTGTGGTCGTGGGGGAAGTTGTATCTGAGATGGGCTTTTTGGGGCGTTCGATATTTTCGGAACGGTTCCCTTGGGACCCCATGCAGGCTCTCGAAAACATCGGCAACGCCAATCATCTCCCGGCTCCAAATGTGCCGCTAAACCACCTTTGCGTTGAACTAAGGGAGGAGAATCCCAAGTATAAAATTTATCTGCGACATCTTTGTGAGGGTCACGAACCCGTGAATCTTTTTGAGTTCTCCAAAAGTATCCTGGAAAGCCTGCTTTAGTCTGTCTCAATCTACTTTGCTGGTTGAAAAACTTTCCAGTTTGATCTGTTGCCCAGAACTCGGCTCGCCGTTCTGAAATTCCGGTCGCCGCTTTAATCTTGGATGCAATGTCTTCGTATTTCAATCCCTTTGAAAGACCGTCGGTTACGATTTTTTGAACGGCTTCGAAGTGATCCCGAAATGCGCTCGAAGCAAGATTTGTTTGCTCCTTAATCATTTGATTCACTCTGTCCCAAACTTGCGGAGATTCTTTCTCAGGGATTTTTATAGCAGGAACTCTGAAGTCAGATCGGTTCCCACCAACAACCCCGGCAACTGGCGGAGAGTTCATAGCACCATACTGTTTCTTAACGAACTCGTTAGTCTTATCCCGAGACCATGCGTCTATCAGGTGAACATTTCTTTTTATCTGAGATTCAAATTCTTTGCGAGGAACAAAATCTCCATACTGGTTTTTAAGTTGAATGAGGAGTCCTCGAAGATCCGAAACATCCAATCGAACAGCAGGGATATAGAAATAGGAATCCGCGCGAGCTTCACTAGTACTAGTATATACCTCGACCTGTTTCAGAACTTTTGAGTTTATCTCTTCCGCGAACTTAGAAATTTCCTTTTTCCAGAGATTTGAATATTGGCGTTCCAAACTCAACGGATACATCGATTTTCACCTGTTTCTATCGAAAGATGGAAAAAGCGGTTTACGACATAGTATCGTAGACTCTTATTTTGAATCAGAACCTGTTCAGCTTTGTTCAGCAAACGAAAAGACGACCAAAGATAGCCCTCTTTACTCAAAACCCTGGAAAATGGCCTTTTATTCGTTTTTCTGAACATGCAATTTTACTGTTGAACGGGAATCACGTCTTCTTCAGGAATTGGATTTTCGGGAGTAGTAAAATCAAGATGCTCATTATTGTCTTGATTGTAATTTCCAAAAGCCTCCATTTCTGGGTAACGTATACCACGAACATCGTCGGGGGATAATACGTTTGTTGAGATATAAATTTGATCCGATTGAGCGTTCTTGAGTCGAATGTCCGCTTGTGCCGCCTCGGTAGACTTGATTGTCGATTTGAATTTGAAATTCCAATCTAAAGATTCATAATCACCATTGAGGAGATGATAGATCTCTCCTTCGGTTGAACGAATCTTCAACTGAATAAACCTTTCAATGATCGCTCGAACCTTTAGTTCCTGAAAGCGCGCTACATCTTCATGGTAGCTGATCATATCGGAAGGATCGTTCCCACCTATATTGATTACGGATTGAGTCTGTCCTAAGATTCGTGAAGCCGGAATCTTCGAAAGTCCTGAAAGGATCTTAAAGACAAAGGAGAATAACGAATCCATTTGAGAGTCAGAGAGACCGGAATTTCCGAGTCGCGTAAGCGTTTCGTCTTTTCCAAGAAACGCTGTTGATTGAGTCGACAAAGTATGTCTGAGTAATCTCAAAAACTCCATCGTCTTATCAGGAGATGCGTCGTCGATTTTATCTGAAGTCAATACCTTGACGGCCATTTCAAATAAAATCGAAGTCACAGACCAAAGAGCTGTGTCGATTGCTACTATTCCTTCGTAGACTTTCTCTACGATAGAGATTCCTCGTTGAGAATCCCAGTTCCAACTATTGACCAGCCAATGGACGCGCGTTGAATCCAATTCGGCTCCGGATATGGAGAAGAGCGGCTCGTTGTAATATTTCGAAAGAGGATCTGTGGACCTCCTTCTTACAGAGAAACGACTTGCATCGATGACGTTTATGAACTCAAGATTTCGAATTGTCTCAGGCATAGGCTGACCAAGAACGTAATTGGTTTGAGGAATATCGGACTTAATTCCCCAAAATAGAATCGATCCTTGGTGATCCATCCTCGACCCTCGTATATGCTCTTCAATTTTCCCGCGAAGATCAAATTCTTCCATTTCATTGAGAAGGATTCGAGAAATGTTTAATCCCTTTTCACCGGTTTCCTTGTTATCCGAATCTCGATTTGTCTGAATCTCGATCCATTCTCTTGTAGAATCCTCCGCGACCGAGTCGACTATATTCGCAAGGAACCCGTTCTCTTCATACAACGCGCGGGAAGTCCCAGGCATAATCCTTTTGGGGTTGGCTGATATTCCGCTAAGTTTATCTCTACCCATCACGCCCTTTCCAGATGCGATGTGCATTAGAGTATCGAGTCTTACTGCTGCTTCGGACGAATCAAGTCTTGATACTCCGACGTAAGTTTCAATTCCTTCTTTGTTATAATTTCTTTTTCTTTTGCGGGACATCACCACCTCCCTTCGTTTAATAGCATTTCAAAAAAACCTAATCTATTCTTTAGCCCCTTTGCCTGAGGACCGAACTTGGATTCTCTAATTAGTCCTGCCAGTGAATCAGGAGCGTCATCATGACGCTCGACAACATCAGAATATTCGAGAATTTGTTTAATATATTTATGCGAGACAAATTTTGAAAAACGAATCTTATCCCAGTTCATTTTTGCATATTGCTGAATTCTAAAATCCTTATCCCCGGCACTTGTGATTCCTTTACTTGAAATCTCACGTCGTGTCATTTCTATTTCTAAAGCGTCCTCACCTTTATTGTTTTCTATAAATAATTTAGAAACACGAAGTTGTTTGCAGAGCTTCTCGACGCGATCATAAGATTCCCCAAGTTTAGTTCTCCAAATTTCACCGGCGATCACATAGAACTTTCCATCGCAAGAACCACCTGCAGTAAAAGCATTAAAGTCTTTTTTCTTACTCTCCTTTCGAAACGCAGGGTCCCAAAACGCAAATATTTTAATGTCACTGGGGGCTTCTTCATATCTCGGATCACTGAAAATCTGTTCTGCAATATCAAGAGGAATTTGTTGATAAAGTGCACTAAAACGCGTATCTCCAATGCGTGATCTTAACTTTAGAACGTTTTCAATTTTAAATCTCTCGGGCCAAAGAGAAGTGCCGTCTTCTAAAATTGCTGGAAGACGTAGAACATGCCATTCACCTTTTATTTCTGGCTCAAAGAGCTTCATTCTCGAACTCCTCCTTATCCTCACCTATCAATCTTCCAGTAAGGTCATTCCTTAGCCATCTTGTATGAACGATCAGAATAATTGCGTTTGGAGAGAGACGTGTTTCTCCTACGGACATAAAGTTCTCGATGATTTTTTCGGAAATAGTTTCGGAAGTTGCCTCTTCACGGTTTTTATAGGGGTCATCGACAATCAAAAGATCAGCACCATCACCGTTAAACCCGCCTTTCAATCCAGCGCTTAACACGAGTCCTCCTTCAGTAGTTTCCCATTCAGCGGCCGCTCTCATGTCTTGGCGGACCTTTGTATTTGGAAATACTTGAGCAAATCGATTTGATTCAACACAATCTCTAACCCAACGACCGAAGCGAGCGGCTTTCCCATCGGAGTATGATAAAAGAATAACGTTATGATCTGGGTGTCTTCCAAGATACCACGCTGGAAATAGCCGGGTGCAGATTTGACTTTTCCCGCGACGCGGCGGAAGGTTGATAATTCCCCTTTGAATTTTTCTTCTCTCCATATTTTCAAGGAGGTGAATAATTGATTTAATGTGAAGTGGATCTTCGAATTTTGGATCGATATACTTTGCAAATGCAGTTAGAGACTCTTTTCCAAACTCCTTTCCGTATAAATTTCGATCTTTCTTTTTGACTTTAGAAAACTCTTTCGTTCCCAGTTCAAGAAGCGATTCTAATAAATCTATATCCGAAGACATTATGTTACCTGATTTATTTTAGAGAGTTTAAACGCTTCAATTGCCTCATGAATTTCAAGAGCTAAATTCTTTTCCCAATGGTCACTTATCGCACGACCTACGGGTTCACAACGTTTGAACAATTTTAAGACGACGCTTATAATCTCACTTGGATTCAATTGCGTTCCATATTTTTGAGGCAAAGTCAATTCAAGTTCTGAGATTGCTTTATAGGCGTAAATAGCGTTGTCAAGACTTGTAAGTTTAGGAGTTTCTTCTGTTATTTTTTTATACAATAAGTCTGCAATCGTCTTTGTTCGATTTTGAATTTCTACTAATCGATTCTCTGCGATAACTTCAACTTGCTTCTCAGCCCTTGCAACAATGCGATTCCGCTTATCTTCCCATGTTAAGCCATCTTTGTCTTTCTCCTTCGACCATTCATCGATAGTCTTCGCAGTAGTCTTCGTTCCATATTCAGAACGAATCTGTTTCGCTACGCTATTTTTAGAAGAGCCGGAGCCGGAAATAGCGTAGAGAAAAAATGCGCGTTCCCTTATAGCTGGTTCTGTGCTCATTCGAATTCTTTTCCGATTAATCCGGTTGATCTTCTGATTCTGTCGGAGCGTAGTGAGTGAATCCTATTGCTTGAAACAATCGCTTCATCAACGCGTCATAGAATCTTGTAGTGAATACAAAGTTTAAAAGCAAGATCACAGCGTAATAACCAAGGTCAAGAATCGAGTCTCCTAAGATAAATCTTGCGATCTCAAAGCCGATTGCGACAACTGTCGCGAGAATCAAAACAAAACGAACCTTATCGCGATGAATGAAATCGTATTTTAAATAACGGAACATCCACTGACTCAACAAGAGAACGAGTGCGATATACAACGGAATGAATAATCCGAAAATTGCCTGAGTTAAAATTTCCATAATTTCTTTCCTTCTCTTATAAAAGTTTTTTTGATTTTAAGAACTTAGCTGGGTCCATCGGATCAGGCCAAGATTGCTTTTTTTCATTCCAAGGCCAAACCTCGAAATGTAAATGAGGTCCCATCGAATAGCCGAGGTTTCCGGATCTTCCGATGACCATTCCGGCTTTCAGATTTTGTCCGACAGAGACTTGTGAATCGACATGTTTGAACTTGTATTGATTTTTAGTGTGAACTCCAACAGCGATTATGAAAGGTGTCCATGCTCGTTCCTTGGGAATCTTCTTTGTGCTGATCAAGTCGACCCAAGTTCCATTTTCATAATGGAAGCGAACCGGATACTCATCGTCTTTTTCGAGAATTGTTTTAATCACGCAATCCTCTGGAAGTTTTATATCTTTTTCGCCACCAAGATCGATTCCTAAGTGAAATTGTCTCGAACCTTTACCGTTGATGTTCAGGGTTCGCCATCCGAATGGAGACGTTACATGAGGCTCATCAACAGGACAAAAGAATGTTGGCTCAACTACGGAAGGGAACGTTGCGAGACTTGCGTGAACTGCATCCGATTCGATCCGGTTCGTTTTTACTTGGGATAGAACAGACTCGTTCCAATAGTTTTGCTTTTCCTTAATCTTCTCAAAGTTGAGAAAATGTTTTTGAATCTGGAACGATGCAGACTTTAAAGTTTCCAAAATTTGAATCATGATTGTCTTCCTCCTAAAAAACTATTTACTACGGGAAGTCCGTTTCGTCTTAGTGCAAGGATCGCAAGAACGACAAGAATCAAAGCGATAAGAGAGAGGATGATAAATCCGATCACAGCATAATAGAGCCACTTGATCCCGCTTCCTTCTCCGGCTTCCTTTGAAACCTTCGTAAGCTGAACAGCCTTCTTTTCGTTTTCATTCGCACACTTCCGTAACGCCTCTTTCAGTTGAGCAATCTCTTTTGAATTCTCGATGTTTCTGGCATCACAACGATCCAGTTCTGAAATTGCTCGATCCCTTGCACCCGGCTTATCTTCAATCAGTGCTTGCTTTGTTTCTTGGATCTGCTTCGAATCCTCCTTTAAAGTAGGTGGAAGAGTTTGGAAAACCGCACAGGCTCCCAAAAACAAAAGTAAATAAAGGATTCTCATTTCGTTTCTCCGTGATCTTGAATTGAAATTGCGATATGTTCCGCGTTGCCCGCCAGCATCCGAAAGTTTTCAACTGTGTTTGTAAACCTTCCCGGTGGGAAAATAATGTTCAGGAAAATTCCGTTCTTTTGAACTACATCTATAAGAATCTTTGAAAAGGCTCCGATTGCGGCTGAAGAGATATAATCAACATTTAAAAAAGAAAATGTAAGCCTAACGTTCGGATACGGATTCGTAAGTCGTGCGCGAACTTCACTAACAAGATTGAATAGAAAACCATAAAACATTTCCGAGTCACGGACCCGGAGCGAATCGATAAATTGGATTGTAGTAATATGCTCTTGAATAAATCGAGCGTCGGGGTGAGTATCAGCCTGAATTTGAACGACAGAGATTTTATCTTTCGAGTTTAAACTCTTCGTAATCAGTTTTGAGATCAGTCCAAAAATCAGACCGAGCGGTTTCCGGTATACGAGTAAGACCGTAAAGAGAAGAATAAAAGAAATGAGAAAGAGAGATAGGTGATCAATTTTGTAGAGTGCGTTTAGTTCTTCCATGTTGCCAATAGGCTAACAGAGAATTCATATACGCACAACGTCGCAAGGTCACGCAAGAGGCCGCAATTTCCGGCGGTTTAAAGGTCTTCGCTCTGAAAAAAGTGATCTTGTAAAAACTCTTCAACCCCGATTCTGGAATATAAGATTCGTCCATCACGGAATTTCCAAAACTTCTTCAACAATCCTTCTCTCCGATAGAAGCTTACTCTTCGGACTGTTCTTTTTATAAGGGCCGCAACTTCTTCCGGTGTCATCGTGTCTTCCGGATCTTTTGGAATAGCAGGATCTGTTTGCATTGGCGAGTTTCGTTTTTTCTTTAAATCTTTAAGTGGGATGTTTTTAAAAAGTGATCCGTCCGTTGAATAACCGGAAACTGCGTTAGGAGTCTGTTTGGTTTTATTAGATTTCTGAGATGTAGATTTACTTTTTTTGGCCATACGGCAGACCAAAGCACAGTTTTAGAATTGTCAAGCACTAACGTATATTGAATATTTTGCTTATGAACAGATTACAAAAATTAATTTATATAACAGCTTTCTTATTCTCGATTTCAATTTCTGCTGAGGAGAAAGTTAGAACTTGTATTGAAGGCGATTGCCAAAATGGAAGAGGTAAAACTCAAAGCGAAGAAGGTGTAATTGCGGAAGGAACTTTTAAAAATGGAAAACCGCACGGAGTAATTAAAGCTTATAAACCTGAAAATCCTGAAAAATACTCTACGATGTATTTTATCAACGGGAAGATTGACACTTCAAAACCTGTTTCAGATTGGTTTGAAGATGGAGATCATTACGAAGGATATTTTAATTCTGAAATGAATATGCACGGAAAAGGAAAATTAACCTTTTTAGATGGAGATGTTAAATGTATTTACGAGGGATTTTTTGCCAATGGTAAGAAGCAAGGAAGTGGAAAATTAGATTGTGAAGATGGAATGCATGAGGTTGGAGAATGGAAAAATGATAGGAGACAATTTAATGTTGAGATCGACTTTGTATGTCGATCATTGGAGAGAGTGGACAAGTGGGAAGGAGGTTCCGTCTCGGGAAAATTCAAGTTCACAATAATGAGAAACGCTAAAGATCTTGAATCTAATCTTAAAGAGTGGAATGGAATCAAAATCTCGGATGACTGGAACGGTTACACAATCGCAGAAGCAATTTATAATGGAAAGGAAGTAACAGCACATTTTCTCCTATTCATTCCTTCCGAACAGGATAAAGTATTCGATGCGATCGTTTCTAAAAAACGCGACTTGAACATTCAGGGGATGGCCGTTGGAGTTGCAAATGCGGAAAGGAAATTTCCTGTAATCTTTGTCGAAAAAATTAAATAATCAGAAAACCGAAGTTGGGAATTAGATTCCCAACTTCGTAAAATTTAATTTTTCAATTAGATTTATTTAGAGGGATTTTTATCCAAAATCCCACCAGGCCTAACTCCTCAGCATGAACGAATCGACCATGCAATGGAGAATAAATCCATCTTGTAAAAATAATTTTCCTGCCTTTAATGTTCTCGAACATAAAGAAATCCTTCCCAGAGTGACGCTCTGGGGCGTTAATAAACGCATCCAGGAAATTCAGTTGACAAAAATTAAACTACAGTATATGAATGACTTAAAGTTTATATAAGTAGATTCATTCTGTTTATCAACATTCCGGATGAACCTCACCGGGGGACTTTGCACCGTAAATGCAGGTCCTTCGGTATAATAACTAAAACCTAGAACATTCCGGTTTTAGATTCCTATCTGAGTATGTTTCGCTCAGAAATTCATCAAGAAATCACTTCTGACTTCTAAATCAACGTAGGGCTAGACTAATCTATACTTATGTTTCGTCAAGAACGATACGGGGTGGTAGGCAAAAAAATATCGGCTTCTCACCCTGAATTCTCAAGGGAAAAGTTCATTTTTTTAGAAAATTTTAATTACTTTTTAGCGACGTCGAGAAGCCTCTTTCGCTCTTTCCATAGAAGAACATGCTCTATTTTTATCGCAACTAAATTTTAATTAATAATTTTAATATTATTAACCGGCAGGAAAAGAAAGTTAATATTGAAAGTTTAGAAATTTATTTGAACAAATAAAAGTTATCTGACATAACAAAGCAAAAGTTTTGTTTAATGATTCCAAATTTGTCCGGCGTGGAAATATACTATACTTATATATAGTAATTGAGTTGGATAATATGGATCAAAAATACAAGACCTCTTCCTTAGCATTAGAAATTAAAATAAGATTAAAGAATGAGCTTATCAGGTGTCTTTCACAAGAGGAGGATTTGGAAAAGGTTGTTGAACTTCTTTCAATGACGACTTTACTTTGGTTTCGAAAAAACTTCTTATTCCCAAAACTCTAATGTTTCATTGCCCGAATTGTCTTTTCTAAGGCGTCGATCTGGTCATCTGAAAGTGTTGAATCGCTCAATAAATCTAAGAGTCTTCGTAGTTTTGGATTTTTCTGACTTTTTACTAAAGACTTCCATGCTGTTTTTGCTTGTTCTTCATTCGAGATTTCCTTTTCAGTAAGCAACATTTTCCCTTCGCCAGAAAGAAGCCAGAGAGAATTTAATTTAAATTCGTGTTCCATTGCCTTAAGAGCAGAACCGGAAATTCCATGTGCTCCTGTTTTCCAAGAACTTATATTTGAACGCGCTACACTAATGCGTTTAGCAAACTCGTCCTGAGTAAGCCCCACCGTTTTAAAAAATTCAGAAAAACGTTTAGAAATATTTTTATTTATTTTGTCGGATTCAGACATTTTTTGCTTGCAATTTTGTCGGTATCCGACATGGTTCTTTTCAACTGGTTTAAACCTACCGAGAGCATCGGAGATAAGACCAGTGAAATCAAGGAGTTTTCATGGGTTTCGAAGGGCCAATTCAAAATTTAGATAATTTCAGAATCAACATTCTAACTCATGTCGTTCACCAATCCGGTTTCAAAAACGTAAGGAGAACCTTCTGTGATCATCAAAAATAATGAAGAGATCAAACGAGCCATTGCAAAGAGAGGATTTCTTAGGTTCAAAGAATGGAGCGACTCCAAAGGACTTAACTATAACTACGCGTTGAAAACTCTCAATGGTCAAGATGCGTATTCGAGTGTTGTCAAAGCACTCGAAGAAGATAAATTCAAAATCGTTTGGGAAACGCCAACCTCCAAAAAACTCAAGGAGCTGGCATGATGGAGCCTATCTTCGCAATGAAAAGTCACCGCAGAAGAGTCTCCGAGTCTGTTCAAAGGATTATGGGAAGAACAAAACAAGATCCGGTTCAGATACTTCTCTCACGATGTGCTATCTATGAATTCTTTATCGATGATGAAGAACTTAAAGACCGATTCGCTCAATGGGTTCAAAAGAAAAAACTTTCAAAAGAAGGAGAAACATTCAATGGCTAACACTACAAAATACGATCGAGTGAGAAGTCGTTTTATTTGCGATCAAGTGAAATCTTTACGTGAGAAAAATCTGAATGCCCGCACTCTATTTGATCGTTGTTGGAATAAAATTCCGGACACTCTGATTCGAAAATTGAATGCAGAAGACCTTCTTCAATACATTCGTCTGCATGTATTACCAGGAGAGATTTCATCAATCATCCCTTCTAAAACGAAAGATGGATACAAAACAAAAAATCCCAAAAGTCATTCTTTGGAGAAATTCGCATGACCAGCTCTTTTCTGAAGCATACAACCATCGACTCTCTACCCCTCGGCGGGAGTTCTTCCGCCGAGGATCTTTTTCCCGAAAACACAACTGTCTGTAGTGGATGCGGTGTTCAACCTACAATCATTTACCAATTCGATCTTTGTAAGCCATGTTTAAAGAAATGGTTCGAGAAACTCAGACCACTACTGGACTCGGTAAGAAAATGACTCTTTTGATTGTAGCGAAATTTTTCTTAGAGAATCCTCTGGTCGCGTTTCGTCCAACGCAGGTTGCAAGGAACTTAAGACGCCCCGAGAAAACAATCTACAGAACGATTCAAATTCTCATACAATGGAAGCTCATCGAGGAATACGATGGTATGTATATCTTAAACGTTGATTCGATCGAAGGTAAAAACCCGACTCGTAAGCTGTCTGGAACTGGATCAATCGCAATCTTACATTTCCTCTTACCAGGGAAGAGCTTTTATTCCGGTGAGCTGAGGCTACTTACTGGGCTTCGATCTCTTCAACGCGCCAAGGCAAAGTTAATCTCCTCCAAGTTGATAAATTCCGAAGACGAGACAGATTTATTTGGCGAAAGTTTCCTTTGGCAACTCACACCTAAAATTCAAATCAAGCTCGCACAAGCTCAAAACCATTTGCGCGGACTTAGGAGGATTTATGGAAAATGAAAGGTTGGTACAATTAGAAAAAAGTAATCGTACCAGGAAGCCGAGGGGAATCCGCCTACCTTCCGAAATCAGAAAAATCGTCAATCCAATCGAAGGAAAAACGACTCTTCAAGGTATTGCGAACGCTTACGATGTGCATCGGTCCCACCTTTCAGCCACCGCTTATGGAGATCGAAACACCCCTCATTTGATTCAGATTTTAGAAATGGAATTCAATCTTTCGATCGCGGAGATCCGAGCCATCTTTCAAAAGGCAAGAGAAGCGAGACTCGAATTTAAAAAGAAGCAATCTGAAAATGGAATGCGTGTTTCACAAAGCGAAGAAGCGAAAGCGATTTTAAAAAACATGGGAATTAAGGAGTGAAGGTATGACCGAAAAATCGGCGTTAGATGAATACAGAGACGAGATAGGAGAACCCTCCACAGAGGATACTTCCTTGACAATTCCGAGCAAGAGTGAGGCGAAAGATTTTTCGCCTGAACAAAGAAAGACTCTTGCCCAATTTTACTTAGTTCAAGCGAAGGTAAGCGTTTTTCAAACCGCAATTGCCCTAACAGCAATCCGAAATCTGGAACTCCATTTAGAACTCGGATATGAAAAGTTTTCGGACTGTATGGAACAAGAACTTGGAATGTCTGGCAGAGTTGCCTCAGAATATGTTTCAGCTGTTGAGACTTTCGGAATTGGCGATCGCGTTAAACAGCTTATGGAGGCTTCCCCAAAACGTTTCTTACAAGCCGCTAAGGAAGTTCGGCAAAAGCAAATGGAAGGAGAAACTTTAACCCTTTCCGACGGCACAGAAATTACGGCGGAAGAATTTTTAGAGGAAAGAATTTCGGCCTTGGAAAGCTCTTCGAAAAAGAGAATCAAAACTCTCGAAACTGAAAATCAGACCATTAAGGCTGAAGCTGATCTGCTAAGAAAAAAACAAGCTAACTTAGAGAAATCCATCTCGAAGAAAGACGAACAAATAGACGTTCTCCGAAAATCGAAAGATCTTGATCCAGAAAAACTTTTAAAAATCAAAAACCAAAGAGAAGCGGAAAAGGTTATTGATGAATGCAACGCTTCTTTACTGGACGCATTAAATCGAATCGAATCCATTCCGGAAGAGGTTAGGAATGGCGGGCTAGGAATTTATCTCTCGCGAACGATTGCCACTATGGAGATCGGACTTAAAACTCTGAAAATGAATTGGTCGAGCCATCTCTTCCAAGGTGAGACGAGCGAGTGAAGCAGTTAGATCCGGATTTATTCTACGACTTCTACTCCGCTTGGAGAGATGCTCCTTCGAAACATGCTAAAGGTGAAATGATGCGTAAGGCATCTTCAACCTTTGGCCTTTCGGAAGATGCGATTCGAAGAAGATTCGAAAAGTATAAAACTGGACTTGAACTTTCCATTGTTGCCGGGGAAAGAAAATCAAAGCGTAAATCAAATTTGAACCCGGAACGAATAGATCTTCGAGAAAGCGAAGCAAAGATCATCGCAGAAATCGTTTACTCAAATCTTTCCGGGAAGAATCCCATTCCAATTTCGATGGAACTTGCTCTTCGTCGGGCGCGTAATAGCGGACAAATAAATCTTCCGTGGACAATATCCACCGCGAATCGATGGCTCAATCGCCTCGGCTTAGGTAGACATGAAATGCGAACTGCGGAAGCCTCGAAAATGTGGAGAGAACCATATTCGAATTCTACTCACATGGTCGACGCGTCCGTTGCAAGTCGATACTATCTGAATCCTCGCGGACGTATTGAGCAACATTGGTTTCTGGATGATAAAGATGAAGAAACTACGATGCTCAAAAATAACCTGATTAAGGTTTGGATCTATGCACTCGTAGACGTTTATTCCAAAGCATTCTTCTTACGCGCTTACGGTGGAAAGGCTTTGACTCCGGGTGCAAAACATCGCGGTGAAAATACTACCGACTATCTTGACTTCTTTAAACGAGCATGGCTCCCAAAAGAAGATCGCAGAAACCCATTCGAAGGCATTCCAGAATACATCTACTCAGATAAAGGCTCTGGATTAATTGGTGCTAAAAGTGCACTTACGCGATTAGGAATGACGGTACGAATGCACAAGCCTGGACGCCCAAAAGCAAAAGGTCCTGTGGAAAGAAGGATCGGGGTTTTTAAGAATATCGTCGAACCCGCAATCGATGGAAAGAGATTCAGTGATTTAGAAGAGTTCAACGAGTTTCTTAATCTTTATGTGATCCATGAAAATCAACTACGTGGAACGTTTGATCTTTGGCTTTCTGGGACAAAATTAAAACCGGTTCGAAGAGTTACTGAAGAAAACTTTTACGATGCGACTGTTGCATTTGATCACCGAGTCGTAAACAACTACGGTTGCATAGAATACAGAAACCATTCTTACGGAGTAGCGTTGGACTTGGTAGGGCAGAAAGTAACTCTCTTCAAAGATAGAGAAGGCAATCTCGTAGCGGAAGACAGATTAGGAAATCTTTATATATGCAATCCAGACGGCGCACGAAGTATTTCTCAGGCAACTGGATTTGAAACTCAATCAGCGGAAAACTGGAAAAAAACGGATCGGATGCGATTGCGAGAATCGATTCGTGAAGGTGCGAAGAAGCAACGTAAAATCGCAACGATTGCCGACATATTTCCGGAATCAGAACTGGAAAACCTTAGATACTTCCCGGTAAATACAGTTCCAATCGAGACTCCTGCTACTATGGCACCGGCGGAATTTCCGGATACTGAATCCGCTTGGAATTACATCGAAAGAAGACTGCTTGCCTATCGTTCCGAAATGCCAGAACAGCTTGTAGGCGCAATTCAACAACGTCTTGAATCAAGCATTTCCCTTAGAGGAAATATCTCAAATGAAGAAGTATACGATCTTTTGAATATACTTAACAACATCGATTTCGAAATCAAAGACAAACAGGAGAACGCGGAATGAGCTTCGTCGATACAGAAAACACAAATAAGGTTATTAGAGCAATCAAGCAGACCGTAGACGGTTCACACTGGGAGTGTATCGTAGGTCACGTTGGAGCCGGTAAAACCTTTCTCTATGAACACATGCTTCACTTTTGGAGAGATTATCCAAATAGATTTCAAGTAATCGAAATGGGAAGATGCTACGAAAGTTTTGATTATAACATCAATCAGATTATGAAAGTGATGATTTCGGAACTTTCTCCAGACAGAGAGATCCCCGGAAACGCTCATGCAAAACAACTAATCCTCAGAGAGATTTTAGAAACAGCTTTCAAAAGAAAGAGAAAAATTGTTTTATTATTCGATGAGTCTCAAGCTCTCTCAGGTAAACTTCTTAGAGATCTAAAAAAGATTCATGAGATTAGCATTCCCGGAAAAGAGAATCTTTTCTCGATTGTTATGTTCGGGAAAAACGAAGGTCCTTGGCTCCGTTCTTTGATCAAGACTCAAGAGATTGGATGGAGAATACGCAAGACGAATCTGGAACCGCTTAAAGACAACGAGGTTCTTTCATTCGCAGAGCGAGCATTCGAAGTCAAATTCGAGTCCGGACAGAATGGACAAAAGAGTCGTCAGATTTTTATTCAGAACACATTCCCAACTCCCCTCGGAGTTAAACATCAGATCCAAAAAATTGAGAGAACATTCCCTGGATGGAATCGGATTCTCACTTATGAGCAAGCAAAGATCATCTTTCCACAATCCTTTGGAGAGATCCTTAAAAAACTTAAGATCACTCAACGTGAAGTTGCAAAAAGAGTTCGAGAAATTACGGGTAAAGAATTAAGCAAAGCCGCAATCTCTACATATCTAAGCGGTGACGAAAGTGACATTAAGAAATCAAGACTGAGTCTTGACGGTCAAAAGATGACGATCGAAGCGGCTATGGATCTAATAAGAGATCGTTCACCGGGTGATGTTCAGTCTGCGGAAGTCCTCCTAAGAACAGCAAACGAATAACGCAATATTTTAATATTGAGAGGTAACATGAAAATCGCAAACCAGGAAGAACACAATAACGCTCTGCAAAGAGTAGCTGAAGTCAAAAAACAGATCTCTGAATTTAAAACGAATTCGGGTGATCTTGAAACTGAGGTTACTCTTTTAGAGGAGGAGAAGAAAGAAACGATCCAGCTTTTAGAAGAGGAGAAGAAAGTAAAGATTCAAGCGATCGATGACAAAATCAAAACCGTGAAAGATCGATTGAAAACCGCAAAGGAAGAACAAAAGAAAAACCTCAAGTCACTCGAAGGTGAATTGAAGGATCTTCAATCTGCCTTGGGTGAATTCGTCGTGGATCAAGTCGCGGTATAAAGGAAGGAGAAACGCATGGCGATTGCAAAGAAGAAAAAGGTTGCGAAGAAGAAAGTCGCTACCAAGAAAACGGGAAAGAAGAAGGTAAGAAAGCAGGTTCCACCTGTAAAAGTAATTCCTTCTTCAGCAAGCGGAGTCGCGGTGGACATGACTCCTGAGAATTCGGAACCAAAGGAATAGGAGGTCGTCGTGGCTACAAAGAAGAAGACGAGTAAAAATACTTTAGTTGATTTACCGGATAACAACTACCTAAACCGCGATGACCTCACCCAAGCTGTTGCACAGCTTGGGGAGTTCAAACGCCAGAGAGATCGAATCACGAGCGAAACAGACGACCAAATCAGCAAGCTCCAAAATGATCTTCAGGAAAAGATTTCTCCATTGGACTTAAAAATCCAGCACATTGCGGCAGGGATAAAACATTATGTGGATCACAATAAAGAAGAACTCTTTCCTGATCCAGAGTATAAAACCTGCAAGTTGACAACCGGATCTTTAAAGCTCAGGAATATTCCTGCCAGTGTTAAGACACGAGCAACTGCAAAATTCTTTGAGAAAATTCTTACTGAAAACGGCCTGCTCCAAAGATTCAGCAATCTCGTTACTCGATTGAGCGGCGTCTTTCTTCGAGTCAAGTTAGAGTTGAACAAAGAGCAAATCCTCGCGGAACCGCTAAAGGCAGTTCAGAAAATCGGGGTCGAACTCAACGAAGAATCCGAGCGTTTATATATTTCTCCATCCGAAACGGATGTAGAAATCGAAGCAATCGGAGACGCCGCATGAGTAATCAGATTCCACAAGAAGTCCGTGAGGTTCTGGAAAAAATCCAGGACCTTGCCGCAAGCGATTTCAAACAAAGCGAAAACGTGGATGAAATCTTTCATCTCGCGGATGGAGTCTTAACAAAGTATGCCGAGACTGAAACGACTTTCTAAGCTATGAGTAACGAAGAGGGTTCCATCGAATTAAAACGTGCGGAGGATCTTTGGATCAATCACTGTGAAGATTTCCTCCGACGTGGAAAAATCCTAAAACGCTGGAATGAACTTCCGGTGTATTTAAAGACCGAGAGAATGAAAGAATATTACATAGAGTTAAAGAGGAGAATAGAAAGTAATGAGTCTGCCAAAAATAATTAAAGAGAGTATCTGGGTCGATCGTTGCGAGCATCAATTACGGTTCAAAGGAACGCTGAAACCCTGGAAGGAATTTCCAGATAACTTAAAATCAAGCCGTATGAGAAAGTATTACATAAAGTTAAAGGAGAGGTTCGATAACATGAACTTACCAAAAAGCACTATAGAAAAATACAGAGCGGTCTCATCTCTTCTTTATGAAATTCGCCATGCACTCTTTTTTATGCCGATCAGCAAAGAAGATCGAATCTATTTAGAAAAATATAAAGCTCCTCTTGAACAAGAAAGAACTGCACTTTTTAAAGCGATCGAAATCGATCAGAAGTTTTTGTCTGAATCAAGTTTTTGAATTATGCAAATGGACCACATGGAAACGAAAGAACAAAACCGCGCATTCGTTCGAGCATATTACATGCTTGATACTCATCCACTTAAAGCACTTATTATGCTGAAAAATATGGGATGGCAAGTTGAGGAATACGAATTCGAGAATGAAGAATGGAAACTGATTGAAAGCAACTTTCGAGAGTTCTCTCAGATAATTCGAGTTTTTGAAATTCAACCGTATGAAGGAGCGAATCATTGCACTGAAAAAAATCCGAAAGATGTGTTGGTTTGGTTAGAGGAAGCGGAGCCTGGTGAAGAGATTATTATCCGAACCAAAGAGATGACTGAACACGAATACGCAAACCTGCCTGAATACGAAGGTCCATAAAATAAGGAGTTTTAATATGAATCCTATTTTCCCAAAATCTAAAATTGAAGCCGACGATTTAATCGATACTCTGCGAGATTGCACATTTGTAAAGTTAGGACTCAATCATGTCCTCAATGTTATCGATCATCAACTCGACAGAGGTAAAGGTTTTCAAATCGATCGAGATACAGCCGATGTGATAAAATCCGTCTTTGCTACTTTACAAAACCGCATAGAAAAATTGGGACGAATTGATTATCAGACCTTCAAGGAATCACTATACACTGGACCTTTATCTGCATCGAGGAACCCCCTATGAGTTCTTTCGAGTTGTTTATTTTGATTCTTGGATATACCGTGTTTTGGACATTGTTGATTTGGTTTTGTGTTGGTCTATTAGCGTTCCTTCTTTGGTGGTTGGTGTTTCGTGTTTTGTTTCGTGATCGAGTTTTAAATAATAAGGAGGCATGTAATCATGAAAACTCTAACTGAAGAACGACCTATTCTATTTTCGAGTGAAATGGTTTGCGAAACAATTCTCGGAAGGAAGAACCATACTCGAAGGACTTCGAATCTTAAAGAAATAAATGAGATTCCTGATCAGTGGGAATTTGTAGACGCTACTTCGTTCTTAGTAAGTTATCTTCAAGCTCTATTTGTAAACAGAAATACAAAAGAACGTAAATGGATTCGATGTCCTTATGGGATAAAAGGTGATCTGCTTTGGGTAAGGGAAACGTGGAGAGTTGGAGCATGGGACGAAAATAGAAAATCGATCGCTGTTGATTATAAAGCTGGTGATTTCGCTCGAACTGAATGGATCAAAATTTCAGATGAAACTATGCTTGAGAGGCTTATATCTCAATCCAACATAGACGCGAAAAATGCTGGTTTTCATATAGGATGGAATCCAGGGGATTCTCCATGTCGCTGGCGTCCGTCAATTCACATGCCCCGAGGAGTCTCACGTTTAATGCTCGAAATCAAGGATATTAGAATAGAACGTTTACATGAAATTTCAGAACAAGACGCCGAAGCGGAAGGCGTTCAATTCTTAAGAGAGATGCCCGATGCAGATGAAACTTTGACAGCTCGGGATTTGTACGAAATTCTTTGGGAAGGGATAAATGGTCGAGACTCTTGGAAAACTAATCCTTGGGTTTGGGTGATCGAATATCAGACTTGGGAAGACGAGTTTCCGTATTGAGAGGTCTTTACCATGGATACACTTAACGAAATTTTTGATCTGGCTTTTGAAATAGAAGAGTTACAAAAAAAAAGACACGAAATTCAAGAAGTAATTTTCCATAAGATTCGTAACCATACCGAAAGGTTAAAAGTTATAGCTCTGGAATTAACGAACAATCATGTCGGAGACGATATATTTTTAATAAACCAAAACCATGAAGGTTGGTATCGGTTAGAAGAAATTTTTCATGTCGTGAGTAAAATTGAAAAAGGCAAACCTATCCTGACTCTTCATTTAGGAATTCGAATGATCGGAAAGAAAGGATCTCCTATTGGAAGAACCTATGAAGTGACAACTTATATAAATAAAATTCCGACGCTTAATAACTACCACGATGCAATAATTTTAGAAGTTCGAAAGAAAAAGGAAACACAAAAATGAACGAGATCACTTTGAAGTCCTCGTTTGAATCCATTTTGGGAAAGAAACGTGAAGACTATTCTGATAAAGTAAGACAAGAGCGTTGGAACTATTGGAAGATCCTCGTTTCAAAAAAGAAACGCTGGCTTATGGAAGTTTGGTCCAACACTAAAGGTTGTGAGGGCTGTATTCATTTGAATAAGAAAGAGTCATGGTGTAATCTTCAAGGGTTGCCTTGCACTGTGAATCCGATTCTTTCTTTCCAAAATGCTTTGCCTGGATTGGCTTGCATGGGTGCGGGTTACGATGACGGATTACTTCCTGGAATAGATTTTATGGATGATGATCTTCCGTTTTAAAAGCTAAAAATCATGACAGCAGTTTCAAATAAAATGAAAGATTTGAACCAATATATTTCTGAGAAACTTAAAACTCTTCGTCAAAGTTATGCTGGCGGTAAAGGAATTTCTCAGTCCGAGTTAGGGAAACTAATGGGAGAGAATGCGAATACAATTTCACGCTGGGAAACAGGAGAATATAAGCCTACTACTTTGGATCTCTGGAATTTATCCCAATTCTTTCAAGTTCCTATTTCAGTTTTCTTTAATCACAGGGAGGATTCAAACGAATTACGAGTGATGAAACATAAGATTTTAACGAAGCAGGATAGGGAAGAAATTTTAAACTTCATAAAGTTTAAAATTTGGATGCGTTCACCCGATAGAAAGAAATCCGGAAGACCACGTAATAATGAAAGACACAATTGA